TTATTATTTATCATTTATTATTTATCATTTATTATTTATCATTTATTATTTATCATTTATTATTTATCATTTATTATTTATCATTTATTATTTATCATTTATTATTTATCATTTATTATTTATCATTTATTATTTATCATCATTTATTATTTATAAGAGTATGAGTTTTAGTGATAACTAAAACTCTGAGAACTTTAGTTCGAATATTTTAGACAAAGTCTAAAATGCGACATAGAGGGAGCATCGAAACTTGTTTCGATACGAGACAATCGAAGATTGTCGAGTTGATTTAAATTACATCAGTAATACATCCGTCAATCCAATTATCAAGAACAAATTTTATTTTATCAAAATTATCATTTGTAAATTTGCCGTTATATAGTAACCAATAAGTTTTATTTTTGACATTAAGATTATAATTATGCATATCAGAATCGAAATGATACCAATTCATAGGATTAATTTTAATACATTTTTGGTTATATTTTTGATAATAAATGTCTTCAAATTGTTTAGAGAAATAAATCCGTAAACCCATTATTATTTTTTATTATTTTTCTTTAATTTGAAAGTGAATTTTTTTCGACTATTTTCGTCAATAAAATCAGCATTTTTCTGAATTTCTGAAATAGATTTTTTATTATTATTCAAATGATAAGTAGAATAATTAGTTAAATTAATCCAAAATTTTTGAAAATATTCTTGGTCTTCAGAAGGGACATTAATAAAATCATCATCAGAAATATCTTCCATTAATATATTAAAAAAACTATTTCTTAAAAAAAGAAATTAAACCAAAAAGATAAATTTGAGAGAAAGTAGATTGATTAACTTGAAATTCTAATTCACTTAATTTAGGTAAAATATCTAACATTAATTTATTTTCTAATAAATAATTTCCGATTTGATTTATAAGATTTGTAAGAGAGAATCCTTCCTTATCAATAATTTTTTTTAAATTTTTATAACAATCTTTAAATGATATCTCTTCATTTACCAATAATTCTATAATTTTAATAAGAGTTTTATTACTAGGATTTCCAGAGATAGAGAGAACTAAATCTTCCGTGATTTTACTTTCTTTTAATGAAATAGATTGTAAAAGATTAATAGCTCTTCTAACATCACCATTACTTAATTTATAAATAATTTTAATAACTTTAGAAGTAATTTTAATATTTTCTTCTTGACAAATTTTAATAATAATTTTATTAGTTTCATCAAAAGACAAAGGTAAAAATCTGAAAACACAACTTCTAGATTTAATAGGTTCAATAATTTTATGATAATAATTACAAATTAAACAGAATCGTGTAGATTTACTAAATTTATCCATAATATATCTTAAGGCATATTGTGCCTCAATTGTCATTGAATCTACTTCATCAAGAATAACTAATTTAAGCCCAGTTTTGAAGAGGTTTTTCTTTTCAACAAAATCTTTAATTTCATCTCTAACAACATTAATACCTCTATCATCACTAGCATTTAATTCAATAACCATTTTATCGTAATAGTCTTGATAGATATATTTAGCGAGAACTTGAATCATAGAAGTTTTACCAGTTCCTGCTTGTCCGTGAAAAATTAAATTAGGTAGATTACCGTTATCAATCATAGATTTTAATGTTTCAATAACTTTTGTTTGTCCTTGAATTTCAATTAAATTACTAGGACGGTATTTTTCAATCCAAGGTTTATTCATTAAATATAAATTAATTTGAATCTTAAATTAAAATTAATCAATATTTTTATGATTTTAAGTTTTTTAATAAAGAATATGCTAGATAATAATATAAAATTAAATCATTGCCACCATTAATAAGATTATGGTCTAAGGTAATTATATCACTGATAATATTTGATTTCTTATCATCTGATATATTAGATAATGTTATCTTTTCTAATAATATTTTAATTTGAGAAACTAAACTGACACCATTATTATAATATGAATTAAATATATTTAATAAATCAGTTTCTTTACCTTCTTTAGCAAGATTTAAGATATTTAAAATATCTTCTTTATTGATTTCTCCAAATAATAAATCTTCATTTTCTTTATTCAAATAATATCTTTGTAATAATGAAACTCCAATTCTTAAATCTCCATTACAATAAAAAGAAATCTTTTTATTAATACTTTTATTACCCTTTATTTTTTCTTCTTTTAAAATTTTAGTAAAAGTTTTATCAACTATAGTTGAAGGAATTGGTTTGAATCGATATAAAGCACAACGAGAAATAATAGGGTCAATTAATTTATTAGGATAATTACATAATAAACAGAATCGAATTTTTTCAGAACAACTTTCAATAATTCTTCTTAAAGCATATTGTGATTCAATTGTTAGAGTATCAACTTCATCTAAAATTATAAATTTTATATCAGGAATATCTTTAATTGGATTTATCTTATATTCTGTATATTTTTTAAGAGTTTCTCTAATAAATTTTATTCCTCTTTCATCACTTGCATTAAATTCGTGAACTCTTTCAGACCAATGTTCTTTAGGAAATATTTCACGACATAATGCTAATATAGTGCTAGTTTTACCTGTTCCAGGCGGGCCAAAAAATAAAAAATGAGGTAAACTATTATTTTTAATTAATTCTCTAATTGATTCAATAACAGAATTTTGGTGATAAATTTCGTTTAAGTTTTTAGGACGGTATTTTTCAATCCAAGGTATATTTATCATTAATATTATTTCTAATTAGTATTTAATTAATAAAAATTCATTTTTTATTGTTTTATAAAAAATAATAATCTTATTTATAAAAAATAATAATCTTATTTTTTATAATAGAAATATGTCATTTTGGTTAGAAAATCCTAAATTATTATTAAAACCAGTTATCTTACCTGATCCTAAAATGAATAACACTGAAAAATTAAATGCAATTGCTAGATTTGCTTTAGTTTTTTTATTATTAAATTATTTTTTAGAAGGAGATATGAAATGGATGTCATTTAGTGTTGCTTTATTAGTTTTAACAATTATTTTTAGAAAGAATGTTGAAAATTTAGAAGCAGTAACTTGTCATCCTAAAACAGTAGATAATCCTTTTGGAAATTTTACTGTAGGAGATTATATTACTGAACCTAATCGTCCGGAAGTATGTGAACCTGATAATATAAAAAAATCGGAAGAACTAGCAGAAAAAGGAATACCTTTAATAGCAGATTTTTATCAAAGAGATATTGCTTTAAGAAATTTTTATACTCAACCTGTAACAACTATAATAAACCGTCAAACAGATTTTGCGAATTTTTTAATGGGAACAACTTCAGGTGATTGTAAAACAAATGGAAATAATTGTTTAGAAAATCAAGATACTAGATTTCATAGAGGTAGATTTTTTACAGGTTAGTAAAAATCATAATATACAGTTTTTTTACAGGTTAGTAATTAATTTGAATAATTTCATCAGGTTTTTTGTTTTGTAGATTTTGTCTACCTTCAACTTCGCCACCTTCATTAGCTCGATGATATTTAGTGCGAGTGAGTTCACCTCCCCGAGGAAAGGGTAAATTTAATGTATTAGGGTCTTGTAATTTATAAGGTAAATAATCTAAACGAAGGTCTTCATGTTGTTCTCTTTCTTTTATAACTTGAGGCATATGTAATTTTGTAAATTCACCATTTCGTAGAAGAGTATCATCATTAATATTCATAGATTTTTTAGAGGATGGTATATTAATATTATTATTAATATTGTTATTGTTATTATTTTTTTTTAAAGAATTATGTCTTTCGGGACAAACAATATCAATATCACAGAAATAAATTTGATGAGTTAAATAATTTTCTTTATCAATAATATTTTTAGTTTCTTTAGGTTGAACTTTATAATTAGGGTTATTAAAACTATTATAAAATTGAACTTTTTTAATTTTATCCATTTATAAAGTTTTATAAAAAAAATATGAGATAAACATAATAAATTTTTATAAAATAATTAATGGAAAAAATAGAGAAAATTTATAGAAAAATTAAGGAGACAGAAGATGAGGATGAGAAAAATATTTTAATAAATTATTTTGTAAGAAAATTTAAAACCTTAACAGAAAGTAGTGAAAGTGAAAAATATGATGAGATAAGTAGTTCATATAAAAAAGTAGATCCAATATTAGAGATGATAAAAAAAGAGAAATTTGAGAAGTTTAAAGAGATAATAAAAAAAATCAAGATAGATTGGAGTAATTACATAGGGAAAAAAGAAACTCCACTCCATATAGCAATAGAGAATGGTGATACAAGAATTTTTAAAGTTTTATTAGAGAGAAATTATCCAATTTGGTTACCAAATAAGAAGAATATATCACCATTAGAATTATCTTGTTTACGAAATGATTCGTTAATGATAAGAACTTGTTTACAATATAATGCGAATTTAAAAAAGATAATATATTTTAGAGAGAATAATAGAAATATTTTTTATAATAACAAAAATTTTGATTTTATAATTTTTGCGAAGAAGATATTAATTGATAGTAAATATCAAGAGAATTTTAGGAATGAAGATAATCCAAAATTAATAGGATTAGGGAATTATACTTGGGAGGATTTTCATGATTCTTTAGGAATATTAATAAAAGATAAAAATCCGGATTTATTTAGTTGGTATTTAGAGGTCTTTAATAATAGTAAGATAAAATATAATGAGAATGAGTGGTTAAAATTTTGGTTTATTTTAAATTTACCCTTTAATGTAAGTGAATATGATTTTTTTTATATAGAATTAGATTATTTGAGAGATTATATGATAAATAAAAAAATAAAAGATATAAAATTAAAAATCGAGTATAAATTTAAAAATGATTATAAAAATATTTATTCTAAGGAATTTTTAGAACTTGTTCTTAAACTTTGGTCAAATAGAACAAAATAAAAATATATTTTTTTCTCTAGTATAATATATCAATGGCATTTAATCGTTTAGAATATGATACTTGTGCTTATGCAAAGGAGTTACAACAAAGCACAACTCCTTTAGAATATCAATTATATTTAGGTAAATTCGAAAATGATGATTCTTGTATCTGTAATCCTAATAAAGAAACTAAATGTATGGTAGAATTAGGAACTCGTGCCGAAGTTGAAAATGAATTATATAACTTAAATAGACCTAATCATACTTCTCGTTGTCCCGATAAAAAATATTCTCCTAATGCTAAATCAAACTTTAGTCATTCTTACCATCCTCCTTACATTTGTCAAGGTATTTATCATATTACTCCTACTAATGTTGTTAAACCTACAACTAATGGTTTAAATGAAGATAACATCCGTATACTTGCTGGTAAAAAACAATAAATTTCTTTAATAATTCTAAAAAATCATTTAAGAAATTTAAAATATTTTCTAAGATATTATATATATGGCTTTTAGTAGAATTAAATACGATGAATCACAACATCAATTACAAATTAAGAGAAGCACTCAAGTAGGTGATTATTATTTATTTGCTCCAGCTCATGAAACTTGTGATCGTTGTTATTCTTATCACGGTCCTGTAGGTTCTAAAGGAGATGTATCTATGCCAATGAAAGATTGTATGATAAAATTAGGAGATAAAGCAGAGGCAGAATCTCATTTAACAAATCGTGTCATTCCTTTAAATAATTCGAATGATATTGGTTCAAATCAAGGATATCTTAAATTCCAACCAAACAATGTTCATGCTGAAAGATGTAATCCTAAAGTAAATTCAGTAGATACTAGATTTACTCATCCAATAGATGCTTATCGGGGAATGAATACTATGGAATACCAATTTGAACCTTATTTACATACTAATCCCCAATGTCAAGTTTGGCATCGCCCTGAAGTATACTCAAGATTTGTTTCTAGAGATACTTATGTTATTCCTAAACAAAATGCTTGGGATAACGGAGAAGCATTACCTCAACCAAAATCTGCTCCTAAAGTAGAGACTGGAAAATGTAATGTATGTTCTCAATAAAATTCTAAAAAATATAATAATATAATAATTGTAATTTATTATATTATATATATTAATGGAAGCTGTATTATTAGGAGGATTAATTTTAATAGGAAATGCTATTAATAAAAGAAATGTTGGAAAACAAGATGTTACTACTAATAATCCTATTAATAAAGAAAATAATTTTAAGGAATTAAACCAAGATTTTAACAAAACCTATCATCTCCTTAAAGATGACCAACACCAATCAATTAAACAATCAGAATATCCAATTGTTGATAATGTTCTTGAATCTTTACCAAATTCTTCTTTTATTGAAGATAACAAACCTGATAAACCCTCTTCTTTAGATGAATTATTTAAACCTTTAAATATACAAAATGTTGGAGGTCCTACTGCATTTAATCAAGCACCGAATACTATTTTTGGTGAAGATACAAATCTTAAAAGACAAATTGAATTTATGGAAGGATTTAGTGAAACTAATAATAATCAAAATTATGGAGTTACTAAGGACTTTACCCATAATAATATGATACCTGCTACTAATCAAAGAGATTTAGCACTACCTAATTATGATAACTATAATACTCGATTAGATTTATATACTGGTTCTTCAAGAGATTGGCAACCTAAAAAAGAAGTTGAAAAAATGTTCCAACCTATGAAAATGGGTGGTTATGAAGAACCTAGAGTTACTCTTAATGGGGAACTTTCAACAAGGTTTATTCCATCTTTCAAAAATAATATGGGTAATTTACCTTTCAAAAATAAAGTTAAAGTTAAACCAGGTGTTGATGGGAAAAATCAAGAAGGAAGACATGCTGTTACTAGAGTTTTACCTAGAAATATTGATGAACTTAGAGGTGAAAATAATCAACAAGTTACTTATTCTCAACCTGTTATTGAATCTGGTAAAAAAGGAAGAGCACCTCAAACACAAAGTTCTTTATCTGTTAAAAAACCTCAAGCATTTAAAATAACAACAGAAGATGATTTGGTTCCTGTTAAAGGAGTCTATACTAAAGCAGTACCTAGAGGTAAATACTTTATCTCAAGTAATTCTAGAGCACTCTCTATGGAAGTTAAAGGTCCTGCTCATTTAAGTTCTGTTGGTAATAGAACTGATCACAATTACCAATCTTCTAATAAAGTTTCTCATACCTTCTCTAATAATGTTGGTGGTGCATATGATAGAAATAAGGCACCAACACAAGAAAACTTTTTAGATTATGAAACTCAAAGAGAAACAACTTCACATAATATAACAGGTAATGCTTATTCTAAAGAAAGAGGAACTTGGGTTAAAGATGAAAAAGATATTGCTAAACCAACTATTCGTCAAACAACTAATTATACTCAAGAAGGTTTCACTTCCGGCGATGTCCCATCATCTTATGCTAACTGGACTGATAAAGCAAAAGGAACTATTAAAGAAACTACTCTCTACACACAAGAAGGTTTTAATAATGGAAATAACACTGCTTCTTATGCAAATTGGACTGATAAAGCAAAAGGAACAATTAAAGAAACTACAATGTATTCTCAAGAAGGTTTCAATAGTGCTGATAACACTGCTTCTTATGCCAACTGGACAGATGAAGCCAAAGGAACTATTAAAGAAACAACTATGTATTCTCAAGAAGGTTTCAATAGTGCTGAAAATACTGGTTCTTATGCCAATTGGACAGATGAAGCAAAAGGAACAATTAAAGAAACTACAATGTATACTCAAGAAGGTAATCTTGGTTCTGCTAATACTGGTTCCTATGCTAACTGGACAGACGAAGCAAAAGGAACTATTAAAGAAACTACAATGTATACTCAAGAAGGTCATGTTAAGAATGGTGAATATTATGTTCCTTATGTAGGTTTAACAGATGAAGCAAGACCAACTATTAAACATTCTACGATGTATACTCAAGAAGGTCATATGGGAGCTGAAAATACTGGTTCTTATGCTAATTGGACTGATGAAGCAAGAAACACTATTAAACAAACTACAATGTATTCTCAAGAAGGTCATATTGGAACAGCAAATACTGCTTCTTATTCTAGTCTTCAAGATAATATGAGAACTACTATTAAACAAACAACTTTATTACAAGGTTATACAGGTGGTGCTGGTGATACTACCACTCATAAACATAGAACATACGATGATGCTTTAAATATGGAACATACTGAATGTAGAGAAGAAACTTTAGAATCTAGACCTAATCCTGGAGGTAAACAACAAGTTGGTGCTAGATATAATAGAGATGAAGCTGATACTAGAAAACGTAAATTTATAAATTCTGCTCGAGAACCAAATATTGCCAGACCATTAGATTATCAAACACCTGATGCTAAATTAACAGACCAAACAAGACATCGTGATTCAGCAAACAATTATAATAAGGGATATCATGTAAATAATAATTTCATTAATACATTAGCAACAAATCCATATGTCAATGATATAAGACATCCTAAAAATATAAATTATACTTTATAAACAAATTAATTTCAAATAATATTAATTAATATTTAAAATTAATTTTACAATAACATTAATGTTAAGTCACAATATATTTGGAATAAATAATATTAATTCTTCTAATAACTTTCTTGATGAAAAAAGTTATGATAATGAAATATTAGATAATATGATCAAATCTAGTAATATTCATAAAAAAGTTAGAATGGATTTATATAAAAAATTACAACCTAAAATGAAATTATTTGATATAGCAAATACTATTGAATCTAGTATCAAAAAATATTCACCAAATCAATTAAATAATGGTATTGGATTTCCTGTTGGATTATCTATTAATAATTGTGCCGCTCACGATACCCCTCACATAAATACCAATACTATTTTACAATCAGATGATTTGATAAAAATAGACTTTGGAGTTCATTATAATGGTTATATTACAGATAGTGCTTTTACAATATCATTTTCTAATAAATATCAAGAATTACAAAAAATGTCTTACCAATCTACCTTATATGGTATTGATAATCTTAAATTAGATATGAATATTGGTGATTGGAGTGAATTAGTTCAAGAATATGTTTCTTCTAAAGAAATTACTATTGATAATAAAATATATCCTCTTAATACTGTTAAAGAACTTACAGGTCATAATATTATGCCTTATCATATTCATGGAGGTAAATTCTTACCATCATTTAGGTTTAATGGATACAATCAACGAATTACATCTGGAATATGGGCAGTTGAAATATTTGTGACAACAGGAACAGGTCAGGTATATTTTGATAATGAGAATATTAGTCATTATAGTTTAAAAGATACTAATTCAAGAGTTAAGATAGATAGAGTTAATAAATTACATCAATATATTAAAAAAACCTTCAAAACTTTACCTTTTTGTGATAAATGGTTATCTAATCAACCCAACTATCAAACTAGTTTAAATATTTTAAGTAAAAATAATATTTTAGAAACTTATCCTCCCATTTATGATACTAATAAATCTAGTTTTGTTTCACAATTTGAACATACAATTTATTTAGATGAAACTCAAAAAATAAATTTATCGAAAGGTTTAGACTATTAAAATTCATTTAATTATTTTCTCAAATATTATAATTAAATGAAAGATGATAAAAAGTGTGCTCCATCAAAAAAATATACAGATGGTTCTTGTTTTACAATTGATTCTTTAAAAAAAATAGCAGAACATTACAATACTAAATATGGAAATAAAATAAAAATAACTGATGATAAAAAAGAATTAGTAGTTCAATTAGAAGATAAATTAAAAGATAGATGTTCTGATCAAACTTGTTGGTTAAGACAAGAGTTTGCTCGAGGTATTCAAAGTGAAATGAAAAAAACTTTTAGACCTAAAGGTCCTAATGATTCTAAAGAATGGTTAAGCACTACAGATATTGATAAAGTTATGGAACAATATCAAGATAAATATAAGGATTTTTGTTATTTAGGAACGGTTCCATCAGATTTTGAAGAATTACCTGTTTTAGGAATTGATAAAATTAATTTTGATGATATGAAAGCAAAAGGTAAAAATAGAATTGGTTTAGTTATTAATTTAGATGAACATAATCAACCTGGAAGTCATTGGGTAGCATTATATGCTGATTTAAGAAAAAAACAAGTGTATTTTTTTGATAGTTTTGCTAAACCTCCTATTAAAAAAATTAGAAGATTTGCTACTAAAATTGCTAAATATCTTTATAGAAAGGAATTTGGTGAAGAAGTTGCTAGAGAATTTAAATATATTGTTAAAGGACATAATAAAAAAGATAAATTAGGTGGAGCTATTAGAAATAAATTAAATCAAGTAGATGTCAGATTTAATAAAATACAACATCAATTTGAAAATAGTGAATGTGGTGTTTATTCTATGAATTTTATTATTAGATTATTAAAAGGTGAAACCTTTGATGAAATTACTAATGATATTACTAAAGATGCTGAAATGAATGAATGTAGAAATGTTTATTTTAGATAATTTCCATATTATCTTGAATTACTGAATTACTACGAGTCTCTATTATAAAAGTTAAACTATGATATCTCTCTTGAAAATCTACTAACTTACCATTTGGAGTTTCAATACGAATATCCAAATGATTTAATGTTTGAGGATAACCTAATTCAATCTTACCAAATGATTTACCATTTGAATGTAATAATGCCATTGGATTTTCAGAATCTAAATTATTTAAATAAAGACTAATAAATTCCATCTCTCTTAAATCCCAAGAACCTCGTGCTGTAAAGGTCTTTTCACAATCTTTTTCTTTTACTTGGATATTTAAATTCTCTTCTAAAAATTTAGTTGGAACCAATTTGAAATTATTTTCATAAGATATTGAAACTTTTTGGTCTAATCCTACATTAAAACTTAATTCTAAATTCTCATTTAAATATGATATTAAAGAATCTATTGTATAATTACCTACTGGAATCTCATGCTCCTTTACTGTAAAATCAACACAATCATCTTCTTCATTATTTGGAATCTTATAAGTTAAAATATTATTATCAGAATTTATATTATACCAACTTGATGGTATCGAATAATGAATTAATTCTATTTTTATTACATTCTCTAAATTTCTTGATAAATTAAACCTATAATTTGCATTATTATGTCTCAATTTTCTTGTATCTATTACTAATTGAAACTTATTACTCTGTTCCAAATTCTGATACATTTTCATTAAATTTAACATTCTATTTTCTAATTTTGACATTATCTCTTCTGTCATATCATTTTGATTTGGTCTTATTAACTCAGTATGTAATTCTTCCTCATTATCCTCATATAACACTTCCTCTTGATGTGCTGGTCTTGGTTGTTGTTGTCTAGGTTGTTGTCTAGGTTGTTGTCTAGGTTGTTGTCTAGGTTGTTGTCTAGGTTGTTGTCTAGGTTGTTGTCTAGATTGTTGTTGTTGTTTCTTATTAGGATTATCTCTAGTTTCCATAGGAGGAGGTAATTCTTTATCAGGCGGAGGTATATCAACACGACTAGATTGTAATTGTTGTAATCTTTCTTCTAAAGAAAGGTTATCTTCAACAAAATCTTCATCTAATTGAACTTGATCATTAAATACATTATCTAAGGAACCTTGTGTTTTATGAGCATCAAAAGACATAAATTCATCAGAGGTGATTTGATTGGGTTCACTGGATAAATGGTAATTATCAACAGATTCTTCTAATTGATTTCTTTTATTAGGTCTCATATTAGAATTATTAGATGAATGTTGTGAAGGTTTATTTCTATTGGGATTAGTTTCTCTAGTTCGTAAGAAAGGAGGAGTAGGAGGTTTATTATTTCTAGAATGATTATTTCTTTCACTTTGAATTTGAGCGAGTCTATCTTCAAAACTACCTCCATCAATTCGTTGAGTTTGTTGAGAGTTCCTACTAGGAGTAGAACTAATTCGGGAAGCACCACCAACTCTCATAGGGTCATTAATAGAGTTAATAGGATTTTGGTAGGACGATTGGTCAGGTCTATCCATAATTCTAATTTTATTATTAGGATTAGCTTGTAAATCTCTATTCATAGCGATTTGTGAGATTTGAGGACCATCTTTGTTAACAAGTTTGCGATGAATATCTTGAGCGACTTTTTTAAAAGCATGACTATTTAATTGATTTTGAATTCTAGAAATATTATTAGGGGTGATTTTATTTTCATCAACGGAAGAGTAAAGTTCTCGTAAAGAAAGAACTAAATTATTGGCGATTTCTTTTTTTTTATTAGCAGTAAGATTATTAAGATTATAATTAGAAACTAAATTACTAAATAAATCCGAGATATTACTCTTGGAGAAAATTCTAGATTTTAACATATTAATAAATTAAATAATTATAATTTTAACTAACATAAAATAATTTTTTACATAAGATTTTCAATAATACTTTTAATATTTTCATTATCATCTTTCATTTCTAATAATTCTTCTTTTTCTTTTCTAATTTGTTCTAAATCAGGATAATATAAATCATCATTTTCATATTGGTCATTATTTAATTGTCCTAATATTATTAAAGCCATTTTTGATGCTTTTTGTTCAGCATCTCTTTTTTTATTACCAATACCGAATCCGATACCAACTTCAAGAGGGTTTTCTTCAGAAATATCTTTTTTATTAAATTCTGCTTTCTTAACACCCATAACAAAGTTCTTTTTATGAGAAGGACCGTATTCTTCAATAAGATAATATTCAGGATATCCCCATTTTTGAGAATGATAATATCTAAGAAGTTGGTCTTTATAATTCTTATTTCGATATAATTTTTCACTATAATCAATTTGTGTTTCTAAAAGATTTAATAATAATAGAACACAAGGAGGGAAACCATTAGAACTAAATAATGCTCCAAAGAATGCTTCAAAAATATCTTCACAAAATCTTTCAGATTCTCTACCTTTAATACTTTCAATATGTTTAGATAGGATAAGATATTTATTTAATCCCATTTCTAAACACATTTTGGATAAATTAGTTTTGTCTTCTATATCAGTTTGTAATTTAGTCATAAATCCTTCATCTTGGTCAGGAAATCTATTAAAAAGATATAAACTGACGATTAATTTAATAACTCGATCACCTAAATATTCTAATCTTTCATAAGAATTTTCTTGTAATTCTAAAAGATTTTTAGGATTACCTAATTCATCTTTTGCTTGTTCTAAAATTTCACTAGTAAAAAATTCTTTTTTGATATAAGATTTATGTGTCATTGCTTCTCTAAAATATTTAATATGATATACTTTATTAATATTAACACCGTATTTTTGTAATAGGGAAATAACATCTTCCTCTTGAATTAAGATGTTATTTTCATTATAAGGAATATGAATAATATCTTCACTTCCATCATCTTTTTTAATAGTAATTCCGTCATAGATAATCTTGCCTGTTTTTTCCATTATGACCTAAATAAATTAATTTTTAATTAAAAAAATCAATTTTTCTTATTAAAGTTTTTTGATAAAAACCTATAATCTTTTTCTTTTCTTTTGTTATATTTGTAAATTTTTTTATCAAAATAATATTTTTTAGAATTATAATTTTTATAACTTGATATAGAATTGTAAATTTTATTTAATAATTCTATATCTGGTTTTTCAAAATCAATTTCATTATTCTCAAAATTTATATTTTTAGAAACTTGAAATAAACCTAAATCTTCTCCATTATTAGTTATGAACATTTAACTTAAGATTTAAATTAATAATCATTATATAATATTTTCAATCTTTTTCTGTATCATCTTCAAAATCACTTTCATCAATTTGATTTTCTACATAAATATCATTTTTAGTAAATATGTCAATATTTTCTATATCAAAGATATTAATTGACCCTAAATCTTTTTCATTACTATTAAAAATCTTAAAAATTATATCTTTCTTTTTTTCTTCTAACTCTTTTAATTTATTTTTATGTAAAGATATTTCTTTTAATAATTCTATTAAATTTTGAATATTACTCATTATTAAAATATTATATAAATAATTCTAGAATTCTTAAAATAGTCTTTTTACTTAAATCTCTATATTTATTACCTAATTTTTGAATCATCTTATTTAAATCTTTTTCTTTCTTAATATCTATTATTTCTTCTAAATCACTATTTCCTCCTAATAAAATTGATTGACCATTTTTCTCTAAATAAATCTGAGGAAAAGTTCTTATTAAATTATTTTTGTATTTTTCTTTTTCCATAGCATTAATTCTAATTAAATTATTAGGTATCTTAAATTCTTTTAATAATTTTTCAGTATTTTGGGAATAAGGACATCCGTCTAAAGAAATAACTTTTAATTGATATGTCATTAATAAAGTATAGTTAAAAATAATTAATTTAATTTTTTTAAATAAAGATTAATTTATTGTTACATTTAATAATGGATGGTGCTTTATTACAATTAATTGCAACTAATATTCAGGATAAACCTTTAACGGGTAAACCTGAAATTACACCTTTTAAAAAATTATATAGAAAATATAATCCATTTGCCATTATGGATCATGAAGTTATTTTACCAGATTTAAATTTTGGTTCAAGTTTTACTTCCAAATTTTCTCAAGCAGGAGATTTAACTTCAAAGGTCTATTTGAAATTAGAAATTCCAGAATTTTTATTAAGTAAAAAAATAGTATCAAAGGAAGAAGTTTTATCATATTCAGATAATTTATATTTAATAAAAAAAGAGATTTTAGAAAGATTATCTCAAATAGAAGAGAAAGTGGAATATGTATTAAATGATAATACAATAAGAAAGTTTTCACCAAAAAGTATGGGAAGATTTTTAAATATACTTTTAAGGAATGAGATAAATGATGATACAAAAGAATATAAATTAGATTATTTAGATAATTATCAAACAATTTCATATTTATTAAATAGTAATTTAACGAATGAAACTATGATATTAGGAAAATATTTTTTAGATTATTTACAATATCATACAGAATATGGGGAAACATTAGATTCGGGTAATAATATTTTATTAAAAAAATATGATGAATTTTTATCAGATTATATTAAGAATTATTATTTAAGAGCAACTTTTAATTCCAAATCCAATTTCCAAATTTTTGATCCAATAAATGAATTAGATATTTTTAATCAAACTATATATTATTATTTAGGAAACTCTATCTCATCAGATTTAGGATATATTCAAAATAATATTTTAGCAAAAAATCAAGATTTAATTAACTTATCAAAAGATATCTTAGATTTTGATTTTAAATATTTTACTAGATTTATTCACCAATTATTCCCACAAGATAATTTCTATTCATCATATGATTATTTAAAAACTATCTATCCTTTTTTTATTCTTCAAGCATATGATCCTAACTTAAATAATAAAATTGATTTTACTATTACAGATTCTCGATTTACCTTAGAAAACTATTGGGTAAATAATTTTCAAAATTTAGGTGAACAATCTGGATTTGTTTCTCCTATATCTGATATTACTGAAAAATCACTAACCAATTATCGAAGTATTTTATCTAAAGAATTTGAATCACTTGGTTATCAAAAAATTTTAGGAACTAAACCTCTTGAATTATGGACTATTTTAGCGGCAATACAAGAATTATGGAAATGGCAAATTTATTATTATGAAGATGAGCAAACAAATTTTGTTCCATCATATGAATTTGGGAGTTTACCTGAAAAAATAAGAAATTTCCCAGCATTTTTATTAGGTTCTTGGACAGCAACAGATAATATGTTAAAAAATTTAAGAATAGATTTCTCACAAAGAACAACTGGTGTTTCAGACCCAAAAAATATAGAAGATATAATATCAGATTTGAATGAAATATTTCCAACTATTACAAAGTTTAATGATTCTTATTCTCATTTGAATAGAGCCGGATATGATTTAAATTTATTATATTTATATACTTTCTATTTATTCACTAATCAATTAAAAATTTCCAATATTTTTAAAAATGATAGTTCATATCAATGGATTAATTGGATGTTTCAAGTTGTTACTAATAAATTATTTTCTAGATGGGTTTCTCAATATACTGTCAGGATATCTACGGATTATTTAAGAGTGGAAAGTGTTATTAATACAGAAGCAGTATCAACTGTAAATTTAGAAGCGAAAATACCTTTCATTTCAATTGGAGATAATGAATATATCTTAGACACTGAAATAATAAAAGAATTAATCAAAAATCAAACATTTAAATTTAACTATTTAGTAAATTTCTTAGAAGATAATGATATCACATCAAATAATAATTATGATTTGAAAACTACCAAAATTTATCAAAATATTCAAATAACAGTTTCAAATAATCAAATTACTTGGTCATTTAATACAAACAATTTCTATCATCACCCTAACAATAAATACTTTTTAACTATAGGAACTAACCTTATTTCTATTAATTTACATTATTTAGAATCTAATAATATTAATTTCATTTCTTCCACTAATATTTCAGATGGAATTTATCAAGGTGATTTAACTGTTAATATTCAAACTAATTTACCTATCATTTCTGATATTAGTTTTAACCAAATTTCACAATTAATTAATGATAATAATGTTGCTACAATTAAATCTAACGAAATAGATAGATATAATTTTACTTTGATTGTTCGAGATGATAATGATATTATTAAAGACCTTTTACCTATTCCAAGTATTTGGATTAACCCTTCTAACACTATGACAACAAGTAATTTTAATTTACCTTCCGAAATAACCTCTAAATATAGTCAATATAATTTAGAATATTCGGTAATTGATAATTATGATTTACCAAATTTATTTAGTCAAACATCTCAAAGTGATTATTTAGATTGTTATAATTTAAATAAAGGATATAAAGAATTTAGTTTTACTGATTTTTCAGGAGCAAATTATAATACCTATTTAGATGATTTAAGACAACATAGTTATTTACATCAAATACCTTTTGGTATTTTATCAAATAATCAAATTATAATTTATCATTTACCATATAAAATTAATAGTCAAATATTAGATTCTATTGATATTAAAGTTTCAAATTTCATTAATAATTACCAAATCTCTACTAATAATAGAATTAAGAATCTAATGAATTATTATGAAATAATAGGAGGTAAAGTTAGAACCTATAGTGAAGGAATAGATATTTTTGATGTGAACTTGAACATAAACTATTTTAATAATATTAGTGTTTTTGAAGAAGAACATTTATCTACTATAAATAATTATCTAACTCAACAATATTTAAGCAATAATGTAGATTTTCAAGATATTTTTAATATTATGGATAAAATTCAACAAGAAGGTATAAACTCATTTGTTAATACTTTACAACAATTTTCTAATGTTGGTTACACTTATCAAAAAATTATTGATACTTTTATTAATAATAATTCTAATAATATAACTTATAATCAATTACCTTTTTGGAAAGGTAAATCTTTTGATAATTACTATTACTGGAAGAGTAAAATTTATTTTACTGATAACGGATTATATCAATCAAATAATTATTTCGAAGATTTAAGTGATATTGTAATAACATCTGATTTAGATAATTTAGTTAATAGTTATCAAATGAATAAAATATATGACGAATCTAATTTAGATTTTATTAATAATATTGGAGGATTTTTAAGTGATCAATTAAATAATATTCAAATTAATCGAGATTTATTTATTAATTTCCCTAAAACTGCTAATAACGAAACTTTTAATGTTTCACAAGGTAAAACAGAATATCAAATTGAAAAAGTTTTAACTGATAATGAATTAAATAAATATATTATAGAAACTGATATAAATTTATCTAATTATGATTATTTACAAGTTGATGGTAAAAATATTTCTTTATTAAATGATTTAGGTAATAATAAATATGAAATCTCTTGTCAAGAAAATTTACCCGTTTCTTTACCTCAAGATAGTATAGAAATAGATAAGAATGTTGAAGAATATTTTAAAGGTAATTTTTATAATTATGGAATAATTTCAAATGGATTAGTAATATTACCTCCAATTGATTATACAAAACAATATATCTTATGTAATGAAAATTTTGAAGAATTAGAGATAGAATATGAAGAAATAACTGATACTTTTATAAAAATTGTTAATCAAGATTTGAGTGAAACTTTTACTAATTTTACTGATATAATTATATTAAAAGATGAAGATAATAATTATTTACCATATGGTAAAATAATACCTAGTTTTGATGGTAGTTCATTCTATTATCGTAACAAAGGTAAAGATAGTAATAGTAACATTTATTTAGTAGGTCAATATTTATTGGAAAATCCTGTAATTAAAGATAATGTAATTATACCAAATTTTGATTTATCTACACATTCAACTTCAATAAGTCCTATTGTTCAAATAAAAGATTTTAATTATGAAACTTATCAAACAAATATTTTTGTTGTTAATCAAACTCGAATTATTGTTTATCAAAATTTTAAAATTAAACCATTAGATTACATTTTTATTGATAATAATTGGTTTCAAGTTTCTTCTATTTCTGGTTCAAACTGTTATTTAAGTAATTCTGTTCATACTCTAACTACTGGTTTCAGAACTAATGAAACTATTAAAATTTATAGATATATTTCTTCTGTAATTCCATCTATAGAAATGTTTTTGAGTTATGATTCTGCTGGTAATAAAGATTATAATTATGGAAATTTAACTTGGAATAATCATTTATTTATTTATCAAAAATTATTACCTCTTCATATTGTAAAACAAGATGGAATAACCCTGGAATTAGAAGAAGAATTAGAGATTGGTGATATTTTATATGATGGTGAGAATATATATCAAATAAATCAAAAAAGTAATAATGAATATCAATTTTATCCTGTAAAAATATTTGATAAAATATTTTGTATCAAAAATTATTTCAATACTGAAAAGATATTTGATTCTAATTTATATTTAAATACTTTGGATGTTAATATTGCTAATAATACAGAATATTATCTCAGAAATACTGATGAATATGAAGAACAGTTGGGACCAACTGATCCAAGATATACTCATTTTTCAGATATAGAAATAAATGGTTTTGAAATAAATAATATACCTCGAGATAGAATTTTACATGATTACACTGATACTATAATTCAAGTTTACAAAGATATGGATTTTAGTGTTAATATTTCGGATACTCAATATTTCTTTGGAAATGATCCTGGACCTCGAGTTTTTAATTGGAAAGGATGGATTGATTGGGAAAATAATGGTTTATTTAATGATTCTAGTGCTAATATTGCCTTTGAATATTCAACTAGTCAAATAAATCCTAAATCACCACCTTATACTTTACAAAGTTTTAATATTTCAATTCCAACTTTTGCTAGAGTAGGTGTAACTAGAATGAGAATAATGTTAGTTACTTCAAGCACTGTTCCAATTACATTACAACCTAATCAAAGTATTACTCAAGGAATTGTAGTAGACCTTGCCATAAAAATATCAAATCTAAATATTACTGATAATTTTAATAGTATTTTTAATAATCAAATTATTTATACACCATTAAGACTTGTTCCTAATTTAAAATTCTATGTTAATACTTTTGAAGATAATGAATGGATTTACCGTCAATTGAAAAAAGGAGATTTATATTTTAACTATAATCAATTAGAATTAAATATTGACAATTCTACTAATTATGGATGGGTAATTCAACCTAATTATAGATTTATTGAGTTTAATCCTACAACACTTTCAGGATGGTTTGAAATAAATACCAATGATTCTTATGAAGTTAATATTGGAAGTATTATACTAGATTTATCATCTGTTTCAATCACAGAAAGTTATAGTTTAACTGAAACTTATCAAAATACTCCAATTGCAATTATAGATGGTAAATTAGGTAATTTGGTTCATTTAAATAGTATTGATGGATATACTCTTTCTGGATTAAGTGGAACAAAATTAATTCAACAATATCCTTGGAAATTTAAATCTCCTTATAATAATTCTTCTATCTTAGAAAAAAATAATTATAAATATTTGTTAAATTGGGATAACACCTCAACTAATTTATTTGATGGAGATTACAGTGATAATCATATTATCTATCTTGAATATCCTCAATTTGATTTAACTTCTGATAATCATATTTACTTTTATGGTAATATTATTGGTTCTACTGTTTCTGGAGGTTTAACTAACCAAATTAACGGTAATAAAATAGAAATAACATCAGGAATAAATTTATCAAATTATGAATTAATAGATTTTTCAGAAGATTTGGTAATTCCATTACAAGAAGTAATTATTGATAATGTAAGAACAAGAGTAATAGAATTAAGTGGAAATATCTTAACTTTGGATAAAACAATAAGTGATTTTTCAAAGAATACATTTATGAGAATACCTGATAGAGTAGTTAAAGAACAATTTATTAATGAAAAAAAGACGAATCCTTTTATAAATTATTTAATACAAAATCAAGAAGAGATTAGTGTTGGAATATTAAAGACAAATAGTCTTAAAACTCAAATATCAAATCATTATTTAGAAAAAACATTAATTGAATCTATTGACGAAATGAAAATAATTTTAAAAATAACAGATAATTTAATTTCTTTTATTACTGAAAATAGTTCATCTTATTCTTCTGGTGAAGCTATTAATGATACCTTATATATTAATCTCAATAACCTATATTTAGATAATAATTATCAATTAGATGAAACTAATAAATTATTAACAATATCATTTTTCAAGTATAAAAAAATATTATTAAACAATGATATAGTATTATTTGAAGAAGTTACTAAAAACAATGAAAGATTTATCCATTATGCTAAAACTGGAGTTAATTATAAAAATGAAATTGGTATTAGTTTCTTAAACAATCAATCTCCTTATAATAGAAATTCTACCTTTTATCTTAATAGAATAATTAAAACGGAATTACATCCCGATACTTTTAATTTACAAAGAATAGGTAATACTTATTATTTATCAGAAAATTTAATTTGGCCAGAAGATTCTAATGTATTTATTACTTTGAGAGATAATGAAATTTTTGATGGTCAAGGATATACTATTTCTGTTGGTAATCAAGATGGAACGGGTAAACATTTTGGTATTTTTAGAACCATTGGAACTAATTTTTCATCTGCTCCTATTATTAAAAATCTAACAATAAAATCTAATGTAACTGAAAATGGTGGAGGATTTATTAGAGGATATAATGTTACTGAAGGAATTTATCCTGAATATTTTATTATTGAAAATTGTAAGTTTTATGGTAATTTGACTTTAAATTCTGGAGGATTTGTTGGTTCTTATGCTGGTCATAATGGGAAATTTAGAATTTCTGGATGTTATTCAGAATTTGAAATGGACAATACCTTCTTTGATGGTGCTGGAGGAATTGCTGGATTATTTTGTGCTAAAAATGGTGAAGGATTAATTGAAAAATCTATTTCTAAAGGTGATGTTTATGGCGGTGGTATAGTTGGAGTTTATAATGCTTATAGTGGATATTTAAGAATTACCAATTGTTATGTTTTAGGTGATGTTAAAAGATGGAATCCTGCTGGTTGGGGTGCTGAAAAAAGCGGAGGTATCGCTGGTAGATATGCTGGTGGTAATGACGGAGAAATTATAATTGACAATTCTTATGTTATTGGTAATATTGAATATGAATGTGGGGGAATTTGTGGTGATAGAGTTGGTATTATTGAAGGATCTTTCTCATCTTCTAAAGTTATTGTTGCTAATTGTTATTGTGATGGTCAAGTCTTTGGTAATGTAGATTCTACTACTACTTCCTCTAATTCTACCATTTATGTTAATTTATCTCAAGCATATCAAGGATATAATGAAACTATTACCTTATCATTGGTTGATATAACATCTCAAATTGATACAACATCTCAAATAGATTATACTGATTATTTAGGAATAGGAGTTTCAGTACCATCTGATTTGGATGTTTGGGATACAACTAACATTTGGTCGGCTGGAACTGATATTGCTCCAGACCCAGATGTTTATCCCAAATTAATAAATTTCTCAAATCTACCCTATTCTAGTAATTATCTATACTATTCTAGTGAACCTACATTTTCTAGTAGTATTATAACTAATGAAGGAACATTTAATTATATTAATTTGGAAAGTATAACCTATCAAAATATAACTTATTATCAAGATAGTAATTTGATAAATTTAAGTGGATATAAAAAATTAGAGTTTGATATAGAGGATGTTATAAAAGTAAATTCAGGAGAATATTATTTAGATGTTGATATAAAATCTGATTTTAGTGATTTATTACCAAATTTAGAATCTATTGATTTATATTTCCAACCAAATCTAAATAACAATTATTTAACCTATTATCAGAATTATTTAGATAAATCTGGAGTTTTAGTCTCTTCTGAACCATTTTCACAAGCAAAATATCAATATTATTTACAACATAATTTCAATCTTAATAAATTATATCCAAAGTTTAAACAAATTAATAATGAAATTACAAATTATACTGATTTTGAAATTAATAAATTACTAATTACTCAAAATAATCTATTAGATAATAAAACACAAGATGATTATTTATTAATCCCTTATCAACTTACTATTGAATATATCTCCGAATTTTATAAAGGTAAAATTGAAATACTTGATACGAGTAAAAACTTATATCTTAATAATGATTATAATTCTTTCATTAACGATACTTCTTTGAAAATTACCAATACTCAACTTAATAATAATGATTACATTATTGAATTTACTTCTACTACAGATTTAGTTAATAGTTCTATTAATATTGTTCAAAATGTAGATTTATTCTATCAAATCGAAAGAGATTATTTATATAAATCTGAACAAACTAATTTACATCAAGACCTTGTTCATCATCATTATGAATTCCAATCATTTAATGAAAAAAATTATTTAATTCAACAAATTCTCCTAATAATGGATTGGATGAAATTTTATCAATTAAATCAATCTTATGTAAATAATACACCTTTTAATTCTTCTATTATTGATATCAGTGGTAATTTATATATTAACGAAAATTATTTGAATGTTAATGATTATCAACAATTAATTTTACTTGATTTAAGTAGTATCAATTCTATCGAAAAAACTAAACATCAAAAAATTAATCTTATTATTAATGAAATTTATTGTAGATTACCTAATTGGATTTTATTAAATGAATTTAAAAATAATCCGGATGATTATCTTAACACTTGGTTAGAAGATTATCAATTATCTTGGGATTCAAATAATAATACATTTTTAGATTTATCAGGAAATGAGTATTTAAATGTGAAGATACCAACTAATTTTGAAATTAATACTAGTAATAAATTAGAATATAAGATATCACCTGATTCAAATAATACCGATATAGATGATTTATTTAATAAATTAGATATCATAAATCAAGATTTTAGTGAAAATAATATTTCTGATAATAATATTTTATATTTATCTAAATTAATTAACTTTTATGATTTATGGGATATTATAAAAAATTATCAAATTGATTTATTACCCTATTTATCATCTAAAAGTAATTTATATGAAATTATTGGAAACAAATTAGAAATCACTTATCAAGAACTTAATCTATTTAGCACTTTTGAAATTATTAAAGATTATAGTCCTTCATATATTGATAAAGATTTAATTGTTAATCAAAATTTTGAGTATTACTTAAATTTACCAAATTTGCCTCTAGATGTTTCTATTAATCAAGTTGACTTTTTACAAGACCAAGCAGTATTTTTAGACCCTCAAATCACAGAATTTTACAATAATAAACAATTAAATTTCAATATTGAACAATTCTTACCTAATCAGGATGGAGTAATTAAAGGATTAATTAATTATCAGGTTTTACAACAAACAAATTTAGGAGAAAAAGTTCAAATAACAACTAATCTTTCTTTAGAAACAGATTTATCAGATAATAATGCTTTCTTTAGATATAGATTTTATAATGATAACAATTTATTAGATTATCAAATAATTAATCATAATACTTTTATTGTTAATAATGAAATTATGGAAAACTTGAGTAACTTGAGATTTGAATTAGATTTACCTGTTTATATCAGAAATAATAAATTCTATTTACCTGAAAATGTTACTAAATTTACTCAAAATGATGATATCTATTGGAAATATAATAATAATTATATCGAACTTGAATTAAGTGGTAATGAAATTAAAAATATCTCTCACGATAACTATCTTCCTTCTATTACTCTTGCTAAATTTACTTTAATCTCTGGTTTCTCTAATAATTATCAATATCAATATCAATTAACTTTAGATAAACCTCTCATTTTATCACCATATGAATTCTATCAAACCACATTTGAAGATTTTACTATTTATGATTCAAGTAATAACCAAATATCAGATTATCAAATAGATTTACAAGAATCTAATAAAATTATGATATATTTAAATGAACAAATTAATCTTAATAAATTAGTTCAAACATTTACTATTGGAAATACTCCTGAATTTTTAATAACTTCTTATAATTTAGATTCTAGTAATAATCAAATTGATATAATAACTGAAAAAGAAATTGATACATCTGGATATAATCATTATTACTTTCATTACTTTGATACAAATGAAAAAGAACTTGGTAATTATCTTATTAAAATAAATGGAACAGATTTTAGTAATAATTTATTAAATGAAAATATTTATGATTCGGAAGGTAATTATTTTGGTAAATTTGTTGATACTAGTAATGGATGGATTGTTACTAATCAATTATTTAACTTGGAACAATCTTATCAAATTGTAATTCCTTCTAAACAATACTTCCAAACAATTGATTTATCATCTGATTATTTACCTACTTATTTTGAATTTACTTTTGATGATTCCTCTAATAAGATTGATATTGATTCTATTAATGTTGATTTTAACTTACCATCTCAATTACCTTCATTTTATAATGATACTTCCATCCTAACTGGTAAAATCATCTTGAGAGAAACTAATAATTTAATATATAATACTCTTATAGAATATTGGAAAAAAGAATTAGGTGAATTAAAAGAGGATTATTATAAAACTCAAAATAATATTACATATTCTGATGAAGAAATAAATTGGCAAGATGATTTAGGTAGAAATATCATTGAAAAAGCTTCTATTACTATTGAAAACCAAGTTATTGAAGAATTTGATAAAAATTGGTTATTGTTATATAAATATTATTTTACTAAAGAAGAACATTATCGGGGATTAGATAAAATAAATAATGGATTAAATTTATATATCCCATTACCATTTTGGTTTACTCAAGAATATAGTAATTCATTCCCAATCTTTTTATGTCAAGATTCTAAAATTAATTTCAGGATTCAATTATCTAAATTAGAAAAATTAATTAACAATACTGGAATTTTTAATAATAAAGAACTTATTAGAGCATCCTTATGTTATGAAACTATTTGGTTATCAGATGAAGAAAAACTTTTGATTTCTAGTAAATCACAAGAACAATTAATTAGTGTCACTAATTTAAGTCAAACTGAAAATATAGCAAAATTAAATTATGATTTCTATCTTAAATTTAGAGGTGCTGTTAAAGACTTCTTTTTCTTATTTAAGATGCCTAGTAATAAATGGAATGAAACCTATCTACAAGTCGATGACTTTTCTAAGATTGATGATTTCTATAGAAATTATTTGACTAATAAAAATAATAATTCTGATTTATATCAAGAAATGTTAGATAACAAAGACACACTATTAACTGATTTTAGTAATGTTATTATTGAATTTAATAATTATGAAGAAAACTTTATTTGTTATCTTATTTATCATTTTGTCGGATCATTTAAATATGATATGGGAATACCAAATGAAAATTATGTTGAAGCATGTTTAAGATTGTATTTCACTTATAATCATCATCCAATTACTAAAAAACCTATTTATCCTATGGGACTATCTGATATGATGATTAATGATAGACAGTTATTTACTAGAAAAGATTTACATTTTTGGTCACTTATTAATCAAACTAAATATCTTAATAACGGTGATTTAGATAAATACGGTTATAGTCATGCTATTTATCCTTTAGAAAATCAACCTTCGGGACATATTAATTATGATAGTGTTAAAGCAATGTTCCGTTTAGGATTAAATCCACAATTTTATCAAGAATTATTAAATCAATATGGTTACTGCACCCTTAAAATTTATTACCGAAATTATAAATTACTTAAATTTATGGGTAATCAAGTCGGTATCCTTTTTTAAGAATAAAAGAATCATTCAAAATACTTGGGTAGACAATATGTCCAATAAACATCTTGTCCCTCAAACATTTTGACAATCTCCAGTTCCCATTTTTCTGACTTTACATAATAAATGGAATGAGTATCTGAATGAACATCCCTAATTTCAATATTATTATTCTCAATATTATTGAAATCAGTTGGAACAGTAAACTTAATCTCACCAAACTTTCTGAGATTATATGCTTCCGGAATCTTCCCATTTAGCATATCTAGAACTTTCCATTTTGATTCATTTCTATTACCAATAGATTGTTTTACCTCGTAAAGTTCGAGATAAAGTCTTCCTCCCAGTTCTGTTCTACCACTAAACTGAACATCCCTTAGAAGATGAAATCCGCGATGTCCTTCTTGACCTAGAACTACACAGGGAACAGAAGCAATCTTATATTCTCCATTAGTTTTGCATACCCAATAATAATATGACATAATTTTAATTAGGCAAGTCTTATGTAGAATTTAATTTCAATTTTTCCAGAGTGTTCTGAAACTACTCAGTGTGGCACATCTTTAGATGTGCTCATCAACTCGACAATCAAAGATCGTCGAGTTGATTTAGGGATATTATCTCTTGTAATATAATTGATATGACAGCAGGACTAATGATTTTAGTGTCAGGAAGTAAAGAAAAATATTATTTAACTAGAAATCCTGAAATTACTTTTTTTAAATTAGTATATAAAAGACATACTAATTTCTCTATTGAAACTGTTCCACAATACTTTATTAATCCATTAGATTTTGGAAAACAATCTACTTTAATTATTGGTAAAAATGGTGATTTAATCTCTAATATTTATTTACATCTTGAATTACCTGTTTTACCTGAAAATCCTTCTACTAAACCTCTCTACTATTTACAATATACTAATAATTTAGGTTATGCCTTAATTAATAAAATTGAATTTGAAATCGGAGGTATTATTATCACACAAGAATATGGTGAATGGATGTATATTTGGAAAGAATTATCTGTATCATTAGATCAAAAAAAAGGTTTAGATAAAATGATAGGAAATACTATTGAATTCACTAAAAAAGAAAGATCTAAACCATCATTAAATTTAGATATACCTTTGAGTTTATGGTTTTGCCAAAATACAGGTAATGCTTTACCTATTGTATCCTTAACCCACGATGAAATAAAATTACATATTGAATTAAGAAACTTAAATGAAGTTTTAATTCAAAGTCCTCAAAAATTTATTACTGTTGATGAAAACTTCTCTGCTTTAGAAATTGGTGAAAAATTCACTCAAGTTGTTAATGGTATTGAATCGGCAGGTGAATTTGTTGAATTTGATATTATTAATAAAAGATTATATTATAATCCATTATATGGTGAATTTCAAGTTCCATCGGAAATTAATCCAAATTATGTTTTAGTTGGTTCTGAAGGATATCAACATAATATTACCATTAATAGTGATATTCCTAGTGATGTTACTGATTTCTTTAATCTTAACCCACCAGCAATGAATAATGCTTATTGTTTAATTAATTATGTCTTTTTAGATAACGAAGAAAGATATCTTTATCTTACTAAAAATCACGAATATTTAGTTCCAGTTTTACAAAATGTTCCCGAAGAATCTGTTTTCAGTGGTAATGTTAAATTAAATTTACCTCTCGTTCATCCTGTTTCTTCTATCTTTTGGAGAGTTATTTTAGAAGATAATATCAACCGAAAAGATTATTTTAATTATTCTACTTATCCTATTACCGAACAACCACAACCAATTGTTAAAAATGTTAAAATGTTACTTAATGGTAATCCATTATCTAACTTAGAAGCAGAACAATTCTTCTCTCCTATTCAAAAATTTTATTACTTTAAAGGTAGAGGTAATCGTTTCTTATATCATTATAGTTTCTCTATTCATCCTCTTGAAATGGGAGGACAACCATATGGTTCAATGAATTTTAGTAAATTAGAAGATTCCTATTTACAATTAACTCTCGATGGATTAATTAATTATCGTATCCCTGCTAGATTGAAAGCATTTGCTATCAATTATAATATATTTAGAGTTATTAATGGAACAGGTAATCTCGTTTTTAGTTCATAAATAAAATTATTTATTAATTGTTATTAATAATTAAATTTATTAATTTATACTCCAAAGATACCAAAAATATAAGCACGAGTTTCGGAAGCATCTTTATGTGCTTCACGAGCTTTTTGTAAGTTTTCCATGTATTTTTGTCTAGAATCGTCACTTAAATCTTTATGTTCAATTTTAGGTGCATCTTTACCTAATTCAGCAGCTTCGCCTAAAGCATAAACAGCACCGAAAAGGGTTTTTTCTTGTTTATGAAGGTTTATAAGAGCATCTCTTACACTTTCTAAAATTGTATCATTAACTGCTGTTTTAAGTTCAGCTTCATTAGATTTGAGGATGTTAGCTAAAATACGAGCAGTAGAGAATACAACTTGAGAAGCATCATCGGGAGCAGTGTAAGCATTAGCATCAGCACCACCACCATATTGTCCACCAACAAATTCAAGTCTTTCAGCACCACCAGACATTACAACAACAGGAGCACCGAGAGCAAGTCCAAGTCTTTTTTCTTTAAGATGAATATCCTTCTTGAGTTTACCTAAAACATTTTTCATTTGTTCCATTTGGGATACAACTGGGTATTTGGGTAGATTTTTTTTATCGTAAGGTGTTCTAGTGTCATTCATATGATTAGCAGTTTTGTAGTTAAAAATAGAACCGAATAAGTTTCCAAAAATACTTGCCATTATATATACAATACTAGAGATTTTTTTCTAAAGTTTTTATCATTTATTAATAAAGTAATTTTATTAATAATTAATAAATTTTTTAATTTATTTATAAGTGTTTGAGTAAGATACGGATACCTCCCATTAATTTACCACGGGTTTTGTTGACTTTTTCGAAGATTTTTTTGTTAGATTCAACAATTTTATGTAAAGAATCACGGTCAGTTATTTTTTCGATAGTTTCATGACCATAATATTTTTTGAGAGCAAGAACTTTTTCAAGAAGGGATACAACTTGAACTAAAGATTTTTCTCTACGTTCTAAGTCAATTCCAAGTTGTTTGAGGGCTTCTTTTTCCTTACCATCGATTTTAACACCATTGTTTTCAAGTGCTTGAAGGTATTGGTCAAGGTATTTGTTAAGGATTTCAGCGGTTCTGAAAACGGAACCAGAAGCGGCCATACGGTCAATTTCTCCAGCATAAGAATCATCGGAAACATAACCACCACCTAACATGTCTCCAAAACCTGCTTCAGTCCAACGGATAGGTAAAAGCATAGCAAGCATTTGAACTTTGGTATCAACATCATGAGCAAATCTTTCAAAAGTTACTGCGAGTTTACCACTGGATCTTCTGGGAACAATAGGATGAGTTACTACTGTAAGATCATCAAAAGGTTTAGCACCAGATACTTCGTAACTGTTTTCCCATTTATCAGGATGAAGGTTAGCAACTCTGACATATACACCAAGAACTTGTCTTAATTCGTCGTATTCTGGTTTGTTGAAATTAAGACTATCAGTAGAAACTCTATTTGCCCAATCTTCGACTGATTCAAAACGGTTACCTTGTTGTCCATGTAAGTAATGTTGGTCAACAGTGTATACTTTGAATCCAAGTTGTTTAAGAACTTGAACTGCTACTTTAACAGGAACAACTAAGTCTTTAATAGCACTTGATTTAAGAGATCCTATAGCGTTTTTGCATTCATCAGCAGATAATTTATCACCTTTAAGACATTTTTCAAGATTATTAGCAAGGTCAACTAATGAATTAATATTACCCTTGGTTAATTTTGTTTCTATATCTTCACCTAAATCTATTCTTTTGCTGTGAGTTAACCATTTATTGATTAAGGCAGCAGCATTTCCTAATGCACTAGCTTCCTTTCCAAAGATTAATTCATCACCATCACCATAAGCGACAATTGCTTGAGCGACTTTTAATAAATCAGGTTCTTTTTTTAATTCTTCTTCATAATTATCTCTTTTTAAGACTGTCATATGTATATAATATAAGATAGATTTTTTCTTAAAGTTTTATTCCATATTTTTGTAAATCAAAAATTCCAACATTTCTAAAGATTTTTTGTAGTTTTAGACTTTGTTGATTAACTTTATTTTTTAATAATTTTTCTTTTTCTTGTAAAGTAATTAGGTCATTAATATTAGGAAATCCAGTTTCAAATAGTTTAATAGAAATATTATTATCAATATTATCTTTAGTTAATTCAACAAGTTCATCCATATTAGTTAATAATTTTTGTAATAATGTTAAATTCATAAAATATTCATGAAAATTTTTAGTTAAAGTGTTTTTAATTTTACCATCAAAATTATTAATTAAATTATCAAAAATACTTTTCTGTATATTTAATTCATGTTTATTTAGAATATTTTTTTCATAATTGTGTTTAACAGTAGTAAAGTTTGAACCACCTGATTGAGTTAAAAAGTTTTTTAAATTAATTTTATTATGAAAGTGATTTTTATTATATCCTTGATAAATTATTTTATTTTTATGAAAGGTTTGGTGAGGGATAATATCAGTAGCATTTTTCCATAATTTATTTTGTGAGGTAATATTTTTACCATTATGTAAAATTTTAAAGTTTTCTTTAATAATTTTAATTTCAAAATCATCATCTAAAGTTTTTAAAAGTGGGAGGAATTGTTTAAGGTCAGTTTTGGAATGATAGTCTTTAACTAAAGAACCGAATTTTTCCCATTCAGTAGAGTTCATTTCTTGTCCAGTAAATTTTCTATTTAAGTAAAATTTAGTGGCTCTATCATTACCAAAAAAAGGAATAAGTTTATAATAATACATTAATTAGTTGTAGAAAAATTAAACTCTAAATATAAATATATGAATAAATATTTAATATATAGTATAATAGGATTCATAATATTATTAGTAATATATTGGTTCACTACTAAATCTACTTTAGAAGTAAATTCAACAAAAGAAAATTTAACAGAGGAACAAATCATTCAAAAAGATGTTCCAGTATTAAATACTCCAGCAAAAAAAATTAAATTAATGAATTTTAATACATCTTGGTGTAAATATTCGGTAATGTTTGCTCCAGAATGGGCAAAATTACAAGATATGGTAAAAGATAAACCTGAGATAGAAGCAATAGATGTGAAATGTGATGATCCCAAGAATGAAGAGATGTGTGATAATTATCAAGTTCCCGGATTTCCAACAGTATTGTTAGAATATAATAATCATTTGGAGGAATATCGTGGAGATAGAAATGCCGAAGCGATATTAAGTAGAGTAATGGAGATTTTAGGATAAATTATTCTTTTCACTGAAGATAATTTTTTTTAATAAATTATTCTTTTCACTGAAGATAATTTTTTTTAATAAATTATTCTTTTCACTGAAGATAATTTTTTTTAATAAATTATTCTTTTCACTGAAGATAATTTTTTTTAATAAATTATTCTTTTCCGATTAACATTTTATTAATCTCTTGATAAAATTCAAGGTCTTGGAACCTAATTTTATCATTAGAAAGTTTTTTAATATAACATCCATACCAGAATCCAGTAAGGGTTCCGGTGGTATCATTATCTCCAACATGTAAGGAGGAGTTAATAATTAGATCTCGAAGATTAAAAGAGTCATTATTTTCATCATAACTAGAAATTAAACTTTCATATGCCCATAATAATCCATCAATAGGTTCAAAACCGATTTCACCATAATTATTTTGATTAAATTTTTTTCTGGTAAATAATTGAATAAAAGTTTCGATTTGATATTTAGGATTAAAAAATTTATTAGTTTTAATATATTTGAGACGGTAATCTTGGTAATCTTTAATTTTATTCCAAAAAATATTTTTATTTTTACTTAATTCATCATAATATGAATATTCTTTTTTAATAATTTTATCAATTTCATTTTCTAATTTTAATAAATGTTCTAACCATTTATGAGGTGGGATATCTTTAATTGCGAAACTAACCATTAAAGTAGCAGAAATACCTGCTAAAATATCAAAAGAATAATTATTAGTAATTTTAATAATACCAATTGTATTAGAGATAATATCAGATTTATTTTCCATAATAATACCATAAGGAAGTGGTAGAATAATAGATTTATTATTACTGAATCTTTTATCAAAAGGAGGTAAATTATTAGAATCTTTCAAATATTTTAATGATAATTCCAAAGTTTTATTAGAATCTCTTTTAATATCATTAATTTTATTAATGTTATCAAGTAAAAGTTTTTTAAAGTTAATATCAGTAAAAGTTGACGAAATAGATAATAATAGTAAAACGATATCAATAGAAGTTTTTTTATTTTTAAGATTCATATAAATATCACCTTGTTTAAGGAATTCAACAAGATATCTATAATTATATTCAATAGCAAGATTAATACTATTAACATAAACATTAAAATTTTTTTCCCATTTACCATCATTAAATCCAATTGTATTAAAAAACATAGCATAAACAAATGAAGAAATCATAATATTCTTTTTATCCATTATCAAAAAAAAGAATATTATTTATTCTAAACGGTCTGAACATCATCTAGAGGAAGAAGTCTTTCAGTTGAATCATTGTTATTATTAGAGAAATATCTTTGATAACATAAAATAAAAAATGTTACAATTCCATAAAGTATAGCAATTCCTAAAATTCCTAATAATAGATAAACAAGTCCAAGAATATTTCCTTCTAATTTCATATAATATAAAAATAAAAAAATATTTTAAATAATAGTTAATTAAAGAATTAAATCTGTAATAATTTAATGTCTTTTTCAATAGATTTTGAAGAGTTACCCTATGATTTATATAAAATTTTAAATTTATCAAAAAATTGTACCTTAAGTGAAATAAAAAAAGAATATAAAAAAGCTGTAATAAAGTATCATCCTGATAAAAACAATAATGTTGATGAAGATTTTTTTTCTTACATAAGTATTGCTTATAAAGTTTTATCTAATCCTCAACATCGACAAGCATATGATGAATGGAATGAATGGAAAAATGATCATGAAAATTTAAAAGCAAATTTTAAAAAACAAGAAAATATTACTTTAAAAAAAAATTTCTCTCAAATTGAAAAAGAATTAAATCAAAAACATGGTTTTAATACATCTGATGTATCACCTTTAAGTTTAGCAGAAACTGCTAGTAAATTAAATGAATTAAAAAATAATCGTAATAATATAACAATTCCAGATTATAATATAAAAGATGTAAATCAAGGATTTGAAAAAGTTAAACAAAATCCGGAACAATTTCAACAAGAATTAGTTCCTTATTCAGGTGAGATAATGGAATATACACCAAATTCTAGTAATTTTGCATCTTTAGATGATATTGGGACATTATATAAGGAGGGAGAGGATTTGAAGGAAAAGAATTTAAGTAGCATGAATGTTGCTTTTAAGGTTCAACATAAGATAGATTATGTGGAATCAAATAAGAGTTTTGAGGAGAGAATGAAGGAATATAATAGTCAAACGGAACAATTAAAGAAGATTTTACCAAAACCTAAAAAGAATATCTTCTAGATTTTTTAATATTTTTAATATATTTGTTATAAAATTTCTTAGCAAGAATTGTTCCAAAATTAATTTTTTCTTTAATTTGTTCTTGAGATAAATTAAAGTCAAAAACTTGTAAATCATTTTTAACAGTAATAATATGATATTTATTTTTATAAAGATCAATTTTAAGTAAATCTTTTGAAGAAATTGTTAAATTTATTATTTGACTGAAATAATCAAAAAAATTTTCAAAATTCTGTTCTTTAGTTGATACTGTTACTAAACCCAGAGTTGTTTTTTTATTACCTAATTGAATTGGAAAATTATCTAATATTCCACCATCTAAATAATAATTATTATTAAATTTAATTGGTTTAAAAACAAGAGGAAAACAACTAGAAATAATAATACTTTGAATAATAGGAGTATCAGGTTTATTAAAATAACTCCAATATTCAATTCTTTTTTTAGTTAAATTTGTAACAGAAATAATAAGAGTAATTTTTTTATCATTATATAAATCTAAAAAAGAATAATTGATATTTATTTTTTTCTTAATAAAAAATGTTTTTAAAATATTATTTAATTTTGAAGAATCTTCCATCCCATAATTAAAAATTAATTCACTTGAATTACTTTCAGGAATCACAGTATTAAAATTAAAATTTTCAAAGAAAAATTCTATTTCTTCTAAACTAAAACCTAAAACTATCATTAATGATATAATAGAACCTGAGGAAACACCTATAATTTTTTTTATAAATTTAAAATTAATAAGATTATTTTTTTCTAATTGTTTAAGAATACCAATAAAAGGTAGAACTTTAATACCACCTCCAGCAATACATAAAGTATCAATCATTAATTAAATATAAAAATATATTTTTAAGAATATAAAAAGTTTTTATAATTTCTTAGTTAATGGTAACTGCAAGTGAATTAGTTAAAAAACAAAAGAAGAAAGAAGATGAAAAGAAAAAAGTTTATGAAAAAATTTATGAAAGAATTGTAAAAAAAATTAAAATGGCTAGTGATTTAAATTTTTTTCAATGTAATTATGAAATACCAGAATTATTATTAGGAATACCAATTTACAATTTATCAGATTGTATAGAGTATGTTGATAAGAAATTACAGAAGAATGAGTTTAAAACCGCTTGGAGAAATAATATAGTAACTATTGATTGGTCAGAATAATTTATTATTTTACCTTTGGTCAGAATAATATATTATTTTACCTTTGGTCAGAATAATTAAATTATTTCACCTTCGGTCAGAATAATTTAATTATTATTTAACATATTAATTAACATTATAATAAATAAGGTCATTAATATTAGAACAATAGGTTCACGATAAATATCAATAGTTTCTCCTAATTTAGAGATCATAGATGGAATTAAAAGTTTAGTTAATTTTCTACGACATTTTGAACAATACATTACATGACTAATAATATTATCACAATTAGGTGTTTCTTTAATTTCAATATTTTGATTAGAGGTTTTTTGATCAGGTTTTAATGGAGAAAAATTTTCTAAAACTTTTTTTGCATTTTCACTGTAATAATGTTGAGAAATGGTATTTTCTCCCCAAGCATCTTTAAGTTCACAATAATGCATCAATTATAAAGAATTAGATTATTTTAATTCTTTAGAAATTAGATTATTTTAAAAAATATATTTAAAAAAAAAGTTCGTTATTTAAAGTTTAGAATCTTTAGTTTTTTATATGGACTCTGATACTTCGAGCACTTCTTCTGAAGTAAAATTAAGATTTGATGGAGATAAAAAAACAGAAAATTTAAAACCTACTGAAAGCACTGATTTATATCTTAATCTTTTAGCAAATCCTGATAAATTAAAACCTGAAGCACAAGTAACTTTAGGTGATTTAAATCCTATTCCTGAAGATTCAACTTCCAAGGTTGAAGAAACACCTAGAGATGATTCAAGTAGTTCTGATTCAGATTCAGAATCAAGATCATCGTCATCATCAGAAAGACCAGCAATAAAACCATTAAATGTAACGGGTCATAATAAACCATCAACACCAAATAATCCATTTACTGAATCAATGGTAGAACCAAAAAAAGAGTTATCAGAGAAGGAAATCAAGTTAAAGAAAATAGATTATTTAAGAAAACTGAGTGAATTAAAAGCGAAAGGTTTTGAATTATCTAAAGAATATGATTTTAATTCATCTTTAGAGGAGATGGAATATGAATATGAATTATTAAAAAGTTATGTTGATAAAACTAATGGTATTAAATTATATAAAAACTTATTAATTAATGGTGTAGCATTAGTTGAATTCTTTAATGATAAATATGATCCATTTGACTTTCAATTACAAGGTTGGTCTGAACATATGTCTGTAGAAGTTGATAGTTATGATGAAGTAATGGAAGAATTATATGAGAAATATAGAGGCACTGGTAGAAGTATGCCTCCTGAAATTAAACTTTTATTCCTAGTAGTTGCATCAGGAGCAGCTTTCCATTATTCTAAATCTACTTTAGGCAAAGCAGCAGGTTTAGGTAAACCAGGAATGGTAGCAGGAATGTTTAATAAACCAAAAGAACAATCAAGATTTATGACTCAACAAGAAATTCATTTACAAAACTTAAGAAATCAACGAATGCAACAACAACAACCTCCAATTCAATCAATTCAACCTCCAAAACCATTCCAAGCAGGAGTTTCTCAACCACCAAAAGTAGAGATATCAGGAGATGCTAATAGTATTTTACAAAGAATGAATTTAAACAGAGGAAATAATCGTATGGTAACAGAAACAACCATTGATTCATCTGATTTAAATACTACTGAAAGAAGACGAAGAGGTAGAAAACCAAAGTCAGTCATTCAAATTAATACTTAATTATGAAAAATAAAAAGTTTTATTTTAATTTTCATAATTATTCAGCAAGTAATTTTCTTAAGGCTTCATTAATAGCAGACCTTTCTTTTTCAAAGGAACCAGTTGATTTACTCATAGTTTCCATTTGAGTTCTTAAATCTTTATTTTGTTGTTCAGATTGACCAAATTTAGTGGTTAATTCTTTTAATTTATTATCGCAATCAGACATTTGTTTTTCAATGGAAGATTTTTGGGTCTTTAATAAATTCATCTTTTCTGTTAATTGTCTTATTAATTCCATAGTATTTTGAGTAGGAGCAGTTGTTCTAGTAACAGTTTGAGTAGGAGCAGTGGTTCTAGTAACAGTTTGAGTAGGAGCAGTGGTTTTAGTAACAGGTTCATTTAAAATTTTAGCAACTTGTTGAGGGGTTAATTTACCTTCGTCTCTTAATTGTATTTCAGCAGGGGTAAGTTGTCTACCACCAGTTTGTTGACCTAAGATATTTAAAATATCAGAAGATGAGTTATTGAGAAGGTATTGGTCAATTTGAGGGATACCAGATAAATGGTTTTGAGAAAGAGCATTTAAAACTTTAGATTGTTGGGATGAAGAAAGTTGTCCCCATTTTTTTAAGATAGAACTTTGATTAATCATAATATATATAATAAATCTTAGATAATTTTTAAACTAATCTAAAGAAAAATAATCTTTAAGATTAATTTAAAATGCCAAGAACTAAAAAATCCAGTAAAAAAATAATTGAAAAAGAAGATGATCCTTCTTTAATTGTTCATTTACCTATTAAATTTGAAAATAGTGAAGAACAAAGTGATAATAAAGAATTAGATAAATTAAGAGAAGAAAATAAAATTTTAAGAGAAAAATTAAGTTATTATGTTACTAAAAATAATCACAAAATAATTTTGATAAAGAATAAACCAAATAAACAAAAATCTTTAAAATGTTGGTGGTGTTGTGGAGATTGTGAACAAAAATATTCTTTACCAGATAAAAAGAAAAACGACCAATTTTATGGTAGAGGTAATTTTTGTTCCTTTAGTTGTATGGTATCATATAATTTTGAATTAAGTGATGATAAAGTGTGGCATCGTTATTCTTTAATAAATCAATTAAAAGATAAAGTAAATCCAAATTTAAATGATATCAGACCTGCTCCTCCCAAAGAAGTAAAGAAAGAATTTGGAGGAGAAATGAGTGATGAAGAATATTCAGAACATTTAGATAAGGGTGATGATACTTTTATAAAATTACTTCCTCCTTTAATATCAACAGAAATAATAATAGAACAAAGAATAAAACCAACCTCAAATGTAGAAACTCAGATGTTATTAACAGAAGAATTAAAATTAAAGAGACATAAACCTGTTAAAACTTCTAAATATTCATTGAGTGATATGATAGAAATAGTTCAATAATGTGATAAATTAATATTTAACATTAACCTTAAGTTCTTGACAAGTTTCAGTTAAATCTTTCAAGAATTTATTAATTTTTTCTTGAGCAATTTCTTCAATTTCATTAATTTCAATAAAGAATGTAGGTGTATTTAAAAGTGATGGATTAAATTCAGGTTGTTTTTCTTTTAAAATTTCAAACATTTTTTGAGTAAGTTTAATACCATTAGATGAAATAATAGAAAATTCTTGAGTAAATTTTTTAGGTTTAGATTTGAAGTATTGAATCAGATATTTTTTAAATAGTTCTCCAATATCTCCAAACATTTCTATAAAATTCCAAGAAGTATAATTATTTTCAATAAAATCTATTTTATTATCTAATGGTAGTATTTTATTAAGAGGATAAATAATTTGTTTAATTAAGGAATCAAAATCCATTGAATTTTCAATACTAATTTTTTTTAATAGATTTAATAACTTACATCTATTATAAAAATCTTTCTCATAATCTGATTTCTCTTTTGGTGTTAAAAACTTTATTGATAATGACACCATTTTTTCATCAGAATCTATTACTTCTGCTGGAATTGGTTTATTACTTAGAAAACTCCTAATACTTCTTACCCTCTTTTTCTTTGTTAAATGAGATGTTTGAATAATAGCATCACAATTAGGATATTCTAGAATTTTACAAGTAACAATTCCATCTTTTAATTCACCTGTTTGAATAAATACAACATCATTTACCATTGGGTATTCTTGATCATAATAATTAATAGTTAGATCCATAAATATATCTATTAATTATAATTACTAATTAAATCAATTTTTATACATTTTTTCCAAATAATAAGCACCCTGTAATAAGGCATCGGCTAAATCATCTTTCTTTTTAAATGTTTTAAAATGGTCTAACCAAGATTTATTATTTTGTAAAATTTTAGTGACATATTCAACTGCTAACTGTTTAGTAATTTTGTATTTTACTTTTTTATCAGCATGATAGACAACTTCACATTTATCAGATAATTTAATTTTATTACTTGGAGACATAAATTTTACTTTATTAATTTTTGATTCATATCTTTTGTCAATTATACCTCTTATTAAATAAAAGTCATAAATAGTAGAAGAGATTGCTTTCATAGTAGGATTTTTTAAAGCAGGTTGATTTTCAACTAAAACCATATCTGCTTGAAATAGTTCTTGTCTTTTTTCTAATTCTTGAACTAATCGATATCTTAAAAGGTCAATATCATGAGTAGTTTTTTCTTTCTTAATTTTTTGAGGAGAACATTCTTTTGAATAATTTTTATAAAACTGTTTGGCATGATTTTTACAAAACTTTTTATCTTTAAAAGAACAAGAAGCACCTGTATTACAATTATCACATTTTTGATTAATTTTTTCAATATGATAAAAGTTATCAAAATCAGGTAATTCAGGATTAGTATTCTTTTTTATATGAATTCCACAATATTCTTTTATTTTATTTGTAGATAAATCCAATGTTTCAAAAGTTGCTTTTTTAGAACATTTACAACATTCATGTTTTTTCTTATAAGATAAATCAATTAATCCCCATTGGTGTATCTTATATTTATTATTACTTGAATCATTATCTATTTCTAATAGACAATAAGCAAGATTTATAATTCCAACATCCCAAGATAATACCTTCATTATAAAATGAAATATTAATCTTTTAGATTAACTAAAATAAAAATTGATAACAAAATTCTTAAATATAAATATAGTAATTATATGTATTTAACCTTAGTTTTAGGACCTATGTTTGCTGGAAAGACATCTTTTTTAATTAATAAATATAAAGAATCATCTGAAAAAATTCTTGTTGTAAAATTTTCAAATGATAATAGATATAGTGATATTGAAATTGTTTCACATAATGGATTGAAAATACCAGCAATTAGTGTTAATGATTTAAATGATTTATCTAATGTTGAAAACTATGATGTAATTTTAATTGATGAAGGTCAGTTTTATCCTAATTTAAATAATTGGATTAGAAATTTAAATTTTAATGGTAAGATTTATATTTCTGCTCTTAATGGTGATTTTAAAAGAGAACCTTTTGGTGATATTCCATCATTAATTAGTTTCGCCAATGATATTATCTTCTTGAAGGGGAAATGTTATCATTGTCCTCGTCAATCTTGTTATTCAAAGAAGATTGTTTCAAATCAGAGTCAAGTTGATGTGGGAGGGATTGATAAATACGTTCCAGTTTGTGAGGAATGTTATCAATAGGATTAATAGTTCTTGTTTGATAAATGATTTTTTTATGATATCCTAAAGTATTTTTTGATTCTAAAGAATTTTTAATTGAACTAAACAAATTATTCCAAATAGGTAATGCCATTATTAATAAAATTAAAAAAAAATTGAATTAAGCATTTTTTCTTAATTATAATATTATTATGTCCGAAAACAAACCTAAACGAAAATACACCAAAAAAAATAAGAAAGAAGTTACTACTAAAACTTGTAAAAAAGAAATTAAAATAGTGACTGATAAAACTAAAGATAATATTTGGAAAGATTTTAAATTTAAAGATTTAATTAATATCAATCATTTTATAATTGATAATCTATCAGAGGGTATTAAAGTTTCTACTATTTGTTCCTCTTGTAATATAGGAGCAAATTTAAATATTTCAAATTTAGTTGATTATTTTCCTCTAGATTCTGATAGTGTTTTAACTATTAAAAAAACAAAAAATGATCTTCGAACTATTTTAACACAAAATGAAAATGATACAGAAGATAATAAAAAAATTAAATCTTTTCAAAATTCTGTTACTATTGTTATGAGAAAAACTTCTGGTTTTACAGAAGACCTAGATAATGAACCAAAAATTAATATGAAGATTTTCAATAATGGTTCAATTCAAATGTCCGGTTGTAAAGACTTGGAAGCAGTTAATATTGTTCTTAACAAATTTATTCATTTGTTAAAACAAAATTATGTTTTTAAAGAGAATAAAGAAACAATAATTTTTGTAGATGATAAATCAAAATTAAAAGTATCAGGATTTAAGATTGATATGATTAATGCTAATTATAAAGTTAATATGATTATCAATCGTGAAAAACTTTTTGAACTATTAAATCTAAAAAAAATTAAAACTAGTTATGAACCATGCACTAGAGCATGTGTTATTATTAAAATAGTTCCTCCGGAAAATACTACTAATAAAAATAAAAAAGAAATATCTATCTTTGTTTTCGAAAAAGGTAATATTATTATTACTGGAGCTAAAAACAAATTACAACTTAAATATGCTTATGATTTTATTAATGGTATTCTTGTTTCTCATCAATCTGAAATCAATAAACAATTCGATTTAATTGATATTATTAATCAAAGTAAATATAAAAACCTAATTGATAAAAGCAAACCTATTTAAATCAACTCGACAATCTTCGATTGTCTCGTATCAAAACTTCGTTTTGATGCTCCCTCTATGTCGCATTTTAGACTAAAGTCTAAAATATTCGAACTACGTTCTCAGAGTTTTAGTTATCACTAAAACTCACTAAAATCTTAAATTTTATTTATCATTTATCATTTATCATTTATCATTTATCATTAATCATTTATCATTTATCATTAATCATTTATCATTAATCATTTATCATTTATCATTTATCATTTATCATTTATCATTTATCATTTATTAGATAATGAGTTTTAGTGATAACTAAA